AGCTCGTTTTCCTCCTTCGCGTGCTCCTTTTCCTCCATGGCTTTATCACGTTTTTCAATCTTCCCCTGAATACGCCAGAAACAGAGTCCCGTAATAGCACTCGGAATAGAAGCTGCTGCGACAAACGATACGACACACGCCATAATAACGCTTTCTGTCAGCATATATTTCACCTTCCTTCTCCAAAAACAAAGAGGTGTATCGTTTCCAACGACACACCTCTGATTTAATCAGTTTCTTTCATTCTCTCGTACTCTCTAAGCGCTTCATCAGCATCTTTTATATCACTTTCAAGTCCGAGTGGACTATGGAAATCAACAAAATCATGAAGATTTTTATAATGCTGGATCTCTTGGTGCTGTTTTTTTATCACATTACTCATATGATATATAACAACATCCTGCTTTTCTACCAAATCCATATAGATTTCAAGTAAATCCATTATCTCATCCATGCTGATTTCTACATCTTCTCCTATCATTCTTCTCCTTGCCGATTTTTCTAAAATCTACAATTATTCTAATTTGCGTCCAGAATGGACCATACCACTTCTTGCAGATTACTCAGCTTTGGAACTTTGTCCCTGGAATATGTGCCACTATTTACAAGGCGCACCCAAGTTTTTACCAACTGGCTTTCCTTATTAAACATTCTCCTCACCTCCTCCCATCATATCAGCCATAACCATTGTTAACTCTGCAATAGTCATATCGCTTGCTAACTGGTTCTTCGTCATCTGTTCTTTGGTTTCGGACAGCTCCTGCTCCAAACGTTCAATCTTCTGCTTATCCGATTCTGGTATTGATGGATTCCATTCCTGTCCCGACTTCCAGTAATATTCCAGATCGCTTTCAATCTCTTCTCTGGTAGATGTAGTGCAGAAATATACTTCATCATAGATATATTCCATATTTTCTTCGTCATTCTCATCAGAATGGGCAGCCATTACTCTCTGTATATTCCTGCGAATCCACACCTCGGCAATCCCATCCTTCAGCGGATTGTACTGAAGCTCCTCCGGCATAATCGGGCAATGTGCGGTTGTGATTTTCATACAATAATTTCCTCCTTTTCTTTTCCTCTGCCAATGCTTTATCATGGCTGGATATTATCTTTTCTGCTTTGCTTTTTATTCGATGTAAATTATGCTTCTTGGAAAATTCATAAGCGTCACTGTGTTCTATTTTCCCTGCATGGGAAATAATTCGATACGCCATATCTAAAGGGAAATCTTCCCCCTGATTCATCTTGATCTCGGCTCTGAGGATCGTTCTCCGCATTCTCTTAAATGTCCGGCGACGTACAGTAATATGATCTCTGTATATTCGGTATCCCATCATGTCTATAAATTCGCCGTGATGTTTTCCATCCTTACCAATATAATCTGCCTTTCCAGACTTCCAATTTTGTTTTAGGGACAGTTTCAGATTGCTTCGGAGAAAATCTCCAAATAATTCCATGCCCTTTTCTACATCTTTTTGCGATGATCCCAAAAACAGGATATCATCCATATAGAACAATTGTTTGTATATCAATCGCGTGCGATCAATGCTTCCATTTCTCTTTTTGCGCTCTTTAAACAGCTGCTCTGATGCAAAATGATACGCTTTTGAAAGGAAGTAATTACATGCGTATTGTGAAAAATAGGATCCTATGCTCAATCCTTCAGGAAAAGCATCAATCAGCTCATATACCAACCACAGCAGCTCTGGATTCTTCAAATCGCGAGCGAATAGCGATTTCAAAAGATCATGATCAATAGATGGATAGCACTGCCTTACGTCCGCCTTAGCATAAGCTCTTGTGCGCTTTTCATCTAATTGCAGCCACCGATATATCGTCCTTGCTCCTTTTTCCTGGCCGCCTCCCGGAAGGGATGCCATTTGGTACGGTCCTATCTTAGCCTCAAACATTTCTCGGCAACCTTCTACTGCAATATAGTCAAATATCTGATGGATAGGCTTCTGAATTCCTATGATTCTCCATTTGCAGCAAGCTTCATCGTATTTCCGCTTAAAACGAATAGGCGGAAGATCGAGCTTCCGCCTAAAAATTCTTTGCTGCACATCTTTTGCAATCCGATCTGTCGTTTCTTCAAGGAACCAATAGTCTTCACAATACATAGATTCCTTAATTTCTTGATACGTAAGGCCCGAATAAAAGCTTAAGAACTTTTGGACATCTTTCCGATTTTTCTTTTCATCCAACAACAGCCGGATACAGCGCTTTATGAAATTTATATCCTTAATATCAACGCTTCTGCAAAAACGCCGCACAATAATATTCCTTTCTAGTTTCAAGGGCTTTCGGTTTTACTACTAACCCCCACGCACGTCCTTCGCCGTGCGGCCGAAAATCGTCTTGGAACTTAATCCTGCGAATTCCGGTGCCGTCTCAACCAATTTTAGGCTTTCGCCAAGGCCGGTTTTCCGAGTCGTTTCCGACGTTGCATGACGCTATAAAACTATTTTGGTCATAAGGCGAAGCAGGATGTTCCACCTGGCATTCGAGAGCGAATTGTTCGCATTCACGTAGCGTGCGCCGGCATTAGCCCCATTGTTCAGGTTACCGAACCAGAGCCCGGCGAAACACGAGAGCACCCGCAAACGCGCCATGCAACCCTATGTTCAATTTATTTTTAGGGGAGATCCCCTCTCCGCTTTGCGGATTCACCCCCACGGGGCTACGCCCCTATGCGGCTACGCCGCGACGGAGGGATGAAAGGCGAAGCAGGAGGTTCCACCAGGCATCCGAGAGCGAATCGTACGCAGTCACGCAGCGCGCGCCGGCAGCAGCCCCATGGTTCAGGCTACCGAACCAGAGGTATTCGCGCAACGCTGTCGATCTCGATCCAGTATGCACTACATCACAATATCCCGTAGAAGAGCTTGCGTCCGCTTTGATAGGCAATCCCAGCCACGGATATCTCTCATCATACCCCTGCTCCGAGATATACTTCGACGAATTATTTGTATCCGGTAAAGCATATCCGATCTCTGTATAATTTGCAGTGATGCTGGTTGCGATATTGCGATTGTCATCAACAATATATGGAGTCTGCTTGTAAACGTCATTTTCATCATCATAAACACCGTTCAAAATAACATCCGAAACCACCGTATATCCACCGTGACCGAACTCAACGCCGCTCAGCACAAACGGTTCCTTGCCATTGGTGCAATTTGATGGAGATCCATCCGGTCCCTGTACGTCATTGCAGGAACCACTCCACCAATGCATTGTTGAAATATATACCGGAGATGTCAGTGTATCATTAAGTGCCACTTTTGCTGTGCTGAATGCTTCCGATACCCCCACATATACTGCACTGTTGTTATTGTCATAATCTTCAATGGATAAAATCTTAACATCATCCGCATATTTATGAATATTGCCATTTCCTCTATCTAAGGAAATTGTTCCGTTGCTTACCGATCCATATCCGATTGATACATATGATCCAACAACCAGATTCGATGCATTTGATTTTGAGATGATGATGCGCTTTGCATTATTTTCTTCCACCGTTGCCGGATACTGCAGATAATATGAAGTTGCTCCGGCAAGCTTACTCTGAGAATTTCTTGAAGCGAACTTCATGTCGAGCATCCACTGTACCCATGCAACGTCCGTGCTGGTAAATCCGCAATACTGGTTTCCCTTCGATTTGAATGTACTGATCTGATTGTTGTGGGATACATTGCGGATAGGCGCTCTACCGGAGATAGATGATACAATGCCGGAATCATTTTTTACCCCAGGATACTTGGACATAAAATAAAACGATCTATATGTACCATCCGGACGAACAGCTGCATCCCACGGTTTCAAATCATCAACCTTATGATCTGCAAAATCCCAACCATCCACATCATCATTGTATACACGCTTATAGAACGGCGTCAGGAAGGCCATATACACATCGCCGTTGCTTCCATCTCTGGAAAATTCGGACGAACCTTTCACTGCCGTAATGTGTGGTTCTCCATCATCATCAATATAGCCGTTTACTTCGATACCATTAAACATCAGGTCTGTTACCGGATTATTTTCAAAGTCATTTCTTCCTTTTGTCGTGTTAGTAGATGTCTCCACAACAATATCTGCATTATCACCTGTACGGGTTCCGACAGTGCTTTGGCTCTTCGTAAATACAGGGAAAGTGACGCCTCCATGCCAACCAGTACGATGAATATCGAACCACTGGGACCAACTCATTGCATCTTCCTTGTTGATTTTCTTGTTGAACTGGGTCCTCGCCGCTTCGCCTGCTGTCGGGTATGTTGTTCCATCTGCTCCATTTCGAAGATCGATGACCTCCGAATCGTCCGGTGTTGATCCGGAAATCAAATTCTGAAGCTGTGTCTCCAATGCAGAAACCCTGCTGTCCGAAGCCGCCGTTCCCTGAAGGTTCTTCAGCAACCCAAGTAGATATTCATAGCGGGCATCATTAACGCTATACAACGTCCAATAGTCAGTATTTGTAATCTCGATACCAGCTGGCACGTCCTGAATTGACAAATAGCTGCTTCCGGTAACGGAATTGAATACGGTTGTCCAAAACTCATAGGATTTCGCTTTTGAATGTTCTCCACCATTCGTCGGGCGGACCTTGACATAATAAGTTTTCTTTTCCTCTGACATATTATCCTCCAATTGTTTCTAATCTAAATTCAGCATCTCCAGTGTATGAAATCATCATACCATCATTCTGGAAACTCCCATGCAGTTCCTTTTGAGACGCCAAATAGTCATCTCCACTAATGTTGACTACGCTCATCTCGCCTGATGTAATCAAAATTCTTCCAGGAATTTTGATAGTCTTTTGGGATTTTCCCATCACGGACATAACCCCATACAGGCCGATGCCTATAATATTTAGCATTCTTATCACCCCCGAGGAAGCTGATACTCTACTGCTTCAATTTCCACACCGGTCGATGATGTAATCTCCGCCGTAACATATATCTTTTTCCTGATCACTTGGTTATCATACCCTGGGATCGTCTGCCACGCCCCATCAGGTATCAGATAATCTGCTACTCCATCTCCCGGAGGATCAAATGAAACTTTAATGTTGCCACCGGAAAAATTTTTCACGAGGAACCGTGTTGCCAATTCATCAAACTGGTATTCTTGCACGGTTCCTGATATAGTTGATTTTCTAATTGGATTCACTTATGTCACCTCCTATACTATTACATATTGTTATATTTGTGTCTTTTTCGTTATAATATAACGATATTGGTTATGTTTATGCGAAATACACTATTGCGGCATCAATAGTTGAAATAGCATGAGTTCCAGATGATGTTGCAGCTTTGACCTTCACCACATCTCCCGCTGCAACCGCAAAGGAATTTTTATGCATTGTTCCTCTCCAACAATACTTATTATTACTATCGATGTTTCTATGATCTACAACCGCACCATTTTTATAAATTTCACATACAACATTTCCTGAGGCGTTGTAGCACGCAGACATTCCGCCATAATATACAGTTCCAGCCGCAGGCATCGTAAATGATTCCTCTTCTGGACCGGGTTCGTTGGAAGTAGCATTAAATCCTCGTGCTGCCATAGCAGAAATCTGTTTGACATATTTAGTCTTTGCTGTTACTTTTCCTGATCCGTTATGGTATCCTGCCGGAACTGTATACGATCCTCCAGGATTTAAAGATTGTGATACAGCGCCTCTATTTGTCATAGTTCCTTCCGCATTACTCAGGCTGGCTGTGGAAAATTTTTTGCCGCTGAGAACATTTCCCGCAGCGGCATCGCCCAATCCTTTATAGGAACCATCCAATCCCAATATAGTAGTTCCTATGGCAATTTTCGATGCGGTAAGACCGATCAGAGAGCGGACTGTATCATACGCCGCATACAACTTGGATTCTGTGTTATACTTACCGGTTTCCGGTATGGTCATTTGCAATCGGCTGTTGCTGGTATCCAGATTAATCGTAGCCAGTTTTAATGCAGCGGAGTTTTCTGGTAGCGTTCCCTTTTTCATGCTTCCTTTCACTCCAGCAGTTTTTCCATTTACAATATCTCCTTCGGAGGCTGTTGCGTCGCCTGTGAAGCTTCCCTCGATATATCCACCAATTCCTCCAACCTTAACTCCGCTACGGATATTACTGGATATAAGATTTGCAATGTGAATTCGTATTTTTCCTGCAATATATCCTTTTACCGAATAATCAAATGCTCCGACATAATTGTTTTCAGTGCTTCCAGTAATTTTGCAATTATTGTATGCTGTAGAATCTGCAGGGGAGAAAGACGCATCGGAAAGGGTTTCAATATCGCCATCAAACGATGCTCCTTTTGAATACCCTTTCACTCCTTTCAGCATAGCTCCGGTTGACAGGGTACCATCCGACGTATCTACCACATTGTCATCGCCAACAACGCCAAATATGGATGTTTTGGCTCGAATATTTTTAGCATCGAGATTTTCATCTCCGGATATTTCTATGTCTTCTGCTATATAGTTTCCTTTCGGAATCATCTGTTTTAATTTTTGTGGTAGAATTTTTCTTATGGGGCAGTCAAAAATTTCACCAATTCTTGCCTTTGTTCCTGTCCCAGCGTGGAATGTTTTTGGATATCTTACATCTGCTTCTGTAGCTGTATCCTTTGCAGCTGACACTCCTCCACCTACATTTTGCTTAAACGGCATTATCTGTCACCTCATTTCTTATTTCCATAAGATCAATTTTGAGATCGGTAACAGGAACCGATGAACAACTTAAAACAACTGTTCCATCTTCTGTGTCACCATCAATTTCGCATTCAACCACGCTGGTTTTTGAACCTTTGTTCCAAAACACTTCCACGATACTTTTCTTAGTAATTGCAGAATCGACAATAGCATATTTCCCCTCACTCCAACCTTTTGAGGAAACTGTTAAATTTTTTCTTCGAACGGTTGATCTCTGCAGTGCAACTGTATTTTTCACGGCGACCTCAATTGTTTGATTAAGCACATCTGCATGCGCCCAATCTCCTGATTCAAGCTTTCTTGCTCTGCTATCAAACTGAGGATTGCTCACATCGTAATTTGCCATGATTGCCTCCTTACGTGAAATCATCGTCGATTTCGAATGTACTGATAAGGTCGTCGGGTTTCCCCTTAAAGAATTCTACTCCAGCAAGATCACCTTCCGAGTC